AACCGCGGTGCCTGTTAATCTCCCATCGTGCGCGGATTGTGGCGGCGAAGTCGGAAACGATAAAGGTCCTCGAGATGGATGGCAACTTGAGGACGGACGAACGGTGTGTCATGCCTGTTGCGTTAAAGACACGAAAGCCATACTCGGAACGTGACCTTTCCACACATGGAATCAACACCCACGTAGCATCTTCCGCAAATGACTACTGCCCGCGCATCATGCGGGCATGGTCAAATCTCCGCAACCTCCGGCAATTCTTGATCGACACGGGCGAGCTATCGCACGGACGTCAGGGAAGTCGCGTCAGGGGCTCGGTGAATTGTTCGCATCGCAGTACAGCGAGTTGCAGAACCGCCGCAAGATCGCAGCCACTTACGACGCTGCTGGATCATCAGACGATTTCAAAAACTATTGGGCTCCAGCAGACGCACTTGATGCTGATTCGGCCAACTCATTCGCCGTTCGCAACACGCTTGTAAAGCGATCACGTTATGACGTCGCGAACAACGGTTACTCGGACGGCATCGCCCAAACTTACGCCACAGACCTGATTGGAATCGGGCCGACTCTGCGAATGCAGACCGGCAGCGACGGATTCAACAGGATGGTCGAGCTGGCCTGGTTCAACTGGTGCAAAGAGATTCAGTTTCGCCGCAAATTGTGGTGTTTGGCCCATGCGAAACATCAGGACGGTGAGGGGCTTGGCGTTATTCGCCGCAACGGAAAACTGAAGCATCGGGTGAAGCTGGACTGGGTATTGCACGAAACCGAGCAATGCCAATCCCCATGGCTTCCGTACGGTGAAGCGGGCCGAATTGACGGCATGAAGTTCGATGAATTTGGAAATCCCGAATGGTACGAATTTGTAGCGTATCACCCGGGCTCAAACCTGACAGGGCTAAATGCGTTCGGCAAGTCCGAAAAGATTCCGGCAAAGTTCGTGTCACATTGGTTCAAAATGCGACGACCCGGGCAGCATCGCGGAATTCCGGCCTGCACGTCAACGTTGAATCTCGGGGCCGCATCACGGCGGTATCGGGAGGCCACAGTTCAGGCGGCTGAAAATATCGCCAACGTGACGCTCCTCCTGGCGACGGCGTTTCCTCCGGACGAAATGGACACCGTTTCGCCGATGTCAACGCTCGACATCGCCAAAGGCATGATGATTGGGATGCCACAGGGATACGACATGCGTCAGCCGAAAGCAGAGCAGCCAACGTCGACGCACAAAGAGTTCGTTGGGTCGCTCGTAAGTGAACAGGCCCGCCCAATTTCGATGCCTCTCAATAAGGCGAAGTGCGATTCGTCATCGTACAACTACGCATCTGGGCGACTGGATCACCAGACGTATTACGGTCATCTGGATGTTGATCGGGAAGACTGCAACGATTGCGTTCTGGATCCGATTTTTGCGGTTTGGTTCGATCAGGCGGTGATTACGTACGGTTGGCTCGGTGGTAATCCGGATGCACTCAGCGAAGGCGTTAGAGCACACATTTGGGACTGGCCTAAACATCAAGTCGCGGACATCGGCACCGAAGCAGACGCAGCAGACAAGAAACTGAAGAACGGCAGTTCGTCTATCGCAGCAGAACACATCGCGAGCGGACTCGACCCAGAGGATGAGCTTCAGAAAGAAGCCGACTTCTACAGCATCAGCATCGACCAGATGAAGATGATCAAACTGATTCAAAACATGCCTCAACACGTGATTCCGTACGTCGCGACCATGTTGAAACTAGAGCCAAACGTGAAGCCAGATCCGCCTGAGCAACCGCCACAGGAGACGCCAGCCAATGCGTAAACACGCAATCATCGGTATCGAATCAACGGTAGAAATTCAGGCGGCAGACGCCGACAAGCCAAAAGGACCACGCTCTTTTACGTCAACGATTTACACGGGCGGACCTGTGCAGGTTGCTGGTTGGGACATGCCCGTCGTTATCGATTTGGCAGGGCTGAAGACCAGCAAGGTTCTCGTAGCCAATCTTGATCACAAACAAAATCAAAGAGTCGGAAATTTTGACATCACAAATAACGGTCAGGAGCTTATCGCTGCAGGCAAAGCCAGCGCGGCAACTCCATACCGAGACGAAGTCATTAACTCAGCTGACGAAGGCTATCAGTGGCAAACGTCGGTTGAGGTGAAACCACATCGTGTGGAAGAACTGGCCAAAGGTAAGACCGCAATGGTCAACGGCCAAAAAGTCGAAGGCCCTGCGTACATCACACGCACGGGAACTCTGAAAGGTTTCGCGTTCGTTTCGCATGGTGCGGACGACAACACTACCGCCACGATTGCGGCATCTGCCGCTTCATCCACAGGCAAAGGGAAGAAAATGAAGACCGAAGTAAAAGCATGGGCTGAAGCGATGGGAATAGACATCGAAGCCTCGTCGCCAGAGCAACTGGAAGTAATTGAAGCCAACTACAACGGCAAGAGCAAAACTGCCAAGACGATCAAGGCGTCAGACCCGTTTGAAGCTCGCAAGATTGAAGCGAAGCGACGTCAGGATATTCGCGCGGCGGCTGATCGCATGATCGACGACAGAGACTCAGACGAAGATGAAATCACTGCTATTCAAAAGATGGCTGAACACGCCATTGAGTCTGGCATGGAAATTCGTGATTTCCGACTTGAACTGCGAGATGCAGTCGACATTCCGCAAGCTCAGCGAATTCGCAATTCGTCAACTCGTGACGCTCGAATCAGCAACCGAGTGATTGAAGCCGCTATCTGTCAGGCTGGACGACTCGAAGGCCATGAAAAAGCGTTTGACGATCAGACTTTGCAGGCCGCTCACGATCAATTTAAAGGCAACATAGGCTTGAAGCAGCTCCTGCTGCTGGCTGCTGAGCAGAACGGCTACCGCGCGAACTACGCGACGGAAGTCAACATGAACGTTCAGCGAGCCGCGTTCAATATGCAGGGCAATCGCATGATCAATGCGACGGGCTTCAGCACGTTGGACATCAGCACGGTTCTGTCGAACGTCGCCAACAAGTTCCTCATGGAAGGCTGGAACGCTGTCGACATGACTCCGATGGCAATCGCGCCGGTCAAGAATGTTCGCGACTACAAGCAGATCACGACTGTTTCGCTCACCGGAGATTTGCAGTATATGCCGCTCGGACCTGACGGGCAGATCAAGCACGGCACGCTCGGAAACGAGACTTACAACAATCAGGCGGATATCTACGCCCGAATGTTGGCGGTCACGGAAAAGGACATCGTCAACGATGACCTTGGAGCATTGACTGTCGTTCCTCGCCGGCTCGGTCGTGGTGCGGCGTTGAAGCTCAATGATTTGTTCTGGACCGTGTTCCTGAACAACTCAGCATTCTTCACCTCAGGCCGAAACAACGTCAATACTGCCGTTGCTGACATCAGCCTCGGTGGACTGGACGCCACGGAAGCGATATTCAATGATCAGACCGATCCGGACGGCAAGCCGCTTGGGCTTATGGCCAAAATTCTCTTGGTACCAACGCCACTGAAGAACAAGGCTTTGGCCCTGACAGATCCACTCAGCCGAGTGCAGAGCGGATTAACCACAGGCCAGTCAGACGTGAATGTATTCGCTGGTCGATTCCGAGTTGAATCCAGCCCGTACATGAGCAACGCGGCATACACCGGTTACTCAGCGGCAGCTTGGTACATGCTCGCAGATCCACGCGACATGCCTGTCATCGAAATCGCAGCGCTAAACGGTCGCGTTGAGCCGATCGTTGAAACGGCTGATGCGGACTTCAACGTTCTGGGCATCCAGATGCGTGGCAAATCATCTGTGGGCGTTGCCTTGCAGGAATACCGCGGCGGTGTTCGAGCAGACGGCGGCGCTAGCTAATAGCCACGGTGTGGCAGCATAGCGAAGGGGTCGACTCCGACCCCGTCCTTTCTCTCAAATCAATTTACACGAGTATCAAATGAAAATCACCATGCTACGAAACCCGGCCAAGTCGCTGGGGTGCAAATTGACGGAAGGCCAAACCGGCGACGTCGACGCCGAAACCGGCAAGCGAATGATTGACCTTGGAATCGCCGAGCCAGCGGCAGATGCGAAGCCAGAACCGAAAGTTGACACGAAAACACCAGCGAAGTCAGACGACAAGAAGTAAGCATGGCTAAATCATCACCACCACGGATATTTCTCGGAATGCCTGGCTATGGTCGCCAAACTGCAGAAGCAGGCCGCGGCCTATGGCGAGCACGTCAGGATATGTCCAACGTTATGGTGGAGTATCGCAGCGGCAGTTTACTGGCAGCGAATTTCAACGCTCTCTGGTGCTCTGCCCTGAACGCCTGCCATCGCGGTGATAACATCCAATACTTTGCGATGTTGCACGACGATATCGGGCCTGCCGAATTTTGGCTCGACACACTGATCCAAGAGATTGAATCCCGTGAGCTGGATGTGCTCGGCGTCGCCGTTCCGATCAAAGACGGAAATGGCGTGACCTCATTGGCAATCGATGGTGTTGATACTTGGAAGCCTCGCTGCCGAATCTCAATGACTGAATTATTGAGTCTTCCAGAGACCTTCACCAGCGCGGATGTTGGCGGATCACTACTGCTTAACACCGGCTGTTGGGTGTGCAAATTCAATCCTGAATGGGCTCGCAAGGTTTCATTCACGATCAACGACCGAATCGTCTGGAATAAAGGGCTTGATCGGTACGAAGTACAGGTCGAACCAGAGGACTGGTATTTCTCGCGACTCTGTCACGAGATGGGCCTGAAGATTGGAGCCACTCGAAAAGTTCGCGTGGAACATCGCGGCGAATTTGATTTCGCCAATGACGTCAGTTGGGGCAGCACGTTCGATCGTGACTATCTCACAAAATCAACCATCCCCGCTCCTGTTGAAGCAAAGGCATAGAAATGGGAAACGCAACGTTTCGCCACGGCGAACCACTCATGATTGACTACACGCCATCGGCTGGCGATGTGGAAGCAGGGGACATTGTTGTCCTCGGCACAATCGGCACAAACACCGGAGGGACTGGAGCATTGGCCTGCGTGGCTCATCGCCCAATCGCCAATAACGCTCTCGGAGCACTAGCATGCGGCGGAGGTGTCTACGACATCATCAGCCTGCAGAACTCAGTGCTTGGCGCGAAGGTTTGGTGGGACGACGCGACGCCAACCAAGGTCACTACGACCAGCACGAATAACGCGATGTTCGGTATCGTTGTGGGAGACGCGGGCGGCGGTGCAAACACGGTTTGCAAAGTGCT